GTCGTCATCCGGCAAAGTCCCGCCTGGAATCTGATCCCAACTCTTTAACCACAGCGTTACCCCGGCTCGCCATTCTGAGTCGTTGGACATGGAATGGAAACGAGAACCAAAAAGTTGGACACGAAAAATCGGCGTGTAGGGGAAGCCGCGAAGATCGGTGTCGGCGGGCACCAAAGGATCAGGCAGTCGGTCGGTCCCATCACCCATTGGTGCCCTCCCTAGACCGTTTGACCATGAGCCGATAGGTCTCTTCGTCCCCTACTTCGGCGATAGAGCGGTCACGCCAACGGATGAACCTGTCGGCGAGGTCGCGCACGGGAATCGGCGGAATCTTGGTGCGAGTGAAGTCTCCTCCCAGCGCCTTGAACGCCTCTTTGAAGGAAAGGCGGCGCGTATGGCGAACGTAGTCGATTACGCTCCCATGTGCGCCGCACCCAAAGCAGTAAAAATGCTGGTCTGGATAGATGGTGAAGCTCGGCGATTTCTCGTCGTGGAACGGGCACAGACCCTTGTAGCGGTCGCCCCAGCGCTGCAGTTTCATGTCTCGCCCGACAACTTCGGCGAGCGGATGCCGCGCGCGGATGGCCGCGATCTCAGGCCGCAGCACCTCAGGAGTCCTCGGAAAGAGACTCCGGAAATTGAAGGGATGGTGGTTCTGAAGTAGTCATCAGTGCCTCCTAGAAAGGCCCTGGTCGGGTGTCCGAAGTTCTAGGCGACGAACACCCTTCCTTTGGGGTTGGCGCGTCGGGGGACGAGCGCGCCGGATGCCGGTGATCAGCCAGCGGTGGAGAGGGAAGCCTAGCGCCGACTGGATTGCGCGGTCAAGAGTCTACGGATCCGGCGCGTGTCGAGGCAGCAGCGGGCGCCAGCAGAGCGAATGATGCACAGCACACCAGTTTGAGCCCTCGACGCGCGGCGCGTTGCAGTAGATGGCCTCGCCCTTGGCGCGGAACTCTCTCGGGTCTCCGGCGATGAAGCGGCAGCCGGCTCCGGGCTTCGGCTGGACCTTCGGCGGGCGCTCGCGCTTCATCGGCACGACCCTCCCAGCGGCAACGTCGGCTCGCGATCTTCCTTCATCTTGATCTTTGCCTTCCGCTTGCTGGCCGGCGGCGGCTTGCGGTCGAAGGCATCGCCGTGCATCGCGGCCAACGCCTCTGCCTCGTCGAGCCTCGCTTCTTGCGCGGCGTGCGGGATCTGGCGCCGGTATCGGTAGACCAGCCGGAGAAGTTGCGCGATCTGGCGCGGCGTCAGGACGTGACTCTCGGGCAGGTTGCCGATGTCGCGAGCAAACCGCTTCTGTGCCGTGCCGGGAACGAACGTACATCGTGCGAGGGCAGCGGCGAGCATGTATTGGCGCGGCGTCATGTCACGAGCTTGATCGGCGGGTGGTTGACGGCCTCGACGATGCGCTGCGCCACGCGGTTGCAGACATACGGCGGCGGCACGGTGCCGAGATGCTGCGACGGGTACACCTCGCAGACCCGCGCGCCGTCCGCCGCGACGATCACGATCCGGCCGTCGAAGTCGCCGACGATCCACGGCAGCGGGAACTCGAACATCACCAGCCGCCTTCCGGCTCGCGCCAATCCGCCATCGTGCGCGCGATTTTGGCCCGCGTCTCCGGCGAATGCTTCCTGCCGAGCCTTGCCTGCCGCATGCGCTCGCGCGTCTCGTCGGACTTCGGCACGCCGACGCGGGCGTCGCTCATGCGCTGTCGCGAGTCGCCGGTGTGGTGCTGGCCCTTCCTCACCGCTCGTCCCGCATGAGTCGGACGGCGACCTTCCGGGCAATAGCGGCAAGATCCGGGTTGCTCGTGCGGTCGGCGAACTCGGAGAGGCGGCGGATTCGCGAGGTCACGCTGCCGTCGTGCTGCGGGTACGGGTAGCGATGCGGCTTGTCGGGGAGGTCGTGGCCTCTCGGGCGAGCGGGAGGTATCACGCTTCTTTCTCGCAGATGTCTCGGATGAAGCGCACCGCCATCGCCGCCACTTGCAGAGCCTCTCGCCGCATTGCCATGATGTCGCGATTGCAGTCTTTCGTCCAGACATGCGCCTTCAGTTCGTCCAACTCCTCGAGGATCACCGCATAGCCCTCGTGGGCGCTGTGGAATGCCGGAAACATCGATTGCGCGGTTCGCAGTTCGGCGGCAATCTCGTCCATGAGAGTCATGCGCGTGCCGCGTCGCGCTCGGCATCGACGCCGAACTCAGGCGCATCGCTGCGAACGAACGACAAGAGATCGGACTCGGTTCTTCGCCGACAAATCGACTCTAAGTTTTTGACGGCGTTACGGAAATAGCTTTCTTTCAGTTCCGCGCCGAGCGCCTTCCTGCCCATTTCCAGCGCGACATACAACTCGCTGCCGATCCCGGCAAATGGCGAGAACACGACATCGCCGGGATTGCTCCATAGATCGACGCATCGCCGGATGACGGTCAGTTGCAGAGGCGAGATATGGCGTTCGTCTGCCTCGGCCCGCGCCTCTCGATGGGTCAGAACATCGGACTGCGCGATGTCCATCCAGATCGGTTCGGCGTAGCGTTGCCAAACTTGGACGCTGTAGCTTTGCGACACATGCGCGGCGGTCGATCCATCGTACTTCGGGGCCATCCGAACGTCGTCGCCGTAGTAGGCATCGAACGGCCCAGCGATCGGCTCGGCGTTGTCGCCCGGCTTGCGCATGGTCACGACGTAATCGGCGACGGCCATGCGCGAGAGGGACGAGTCCTTGCAGATTTGCTTATGGAGCAAACCGATGGCTTTCGTCCGCTGCATCGCGGATACGGGGTCTTTGCGAATCGCCACTTCGGAGTGGTAGATGAAGCCGGAATCCTGAAACCCTCGAATAATCTCGCCTCGAAAGTCGCGTAGCCCGATGAACCCATCGCGCAACTTGCTGGTCGGGAGTTGCATGCAATGGATGGATACGAGCCGACCCGGCATCGTTGCGCGGTACAACTCGGCGATCAGGAACCGGAAGTGCGTACAGAAGGTTTCGCTCGTGGTGCAGTTCGAGAGGTCGCGCGGATCGTCCGAAAAGACATAGAGCGACTCGAACGGCGGCGAAAAAATCGTGTAGTGCAGCGAATTGTCTGGCAACCCGCGCGTCACGTCGATGCAATCGCCGCACACCAGTGACCAGTCTTTGCCGCTCGCTTGATCGATGATTTTTACGCCGTCATCCATGAGGGAACCTGCAATGTTTTTGTTGCGCGATATGTGGAATGCTGGACGCGGCCAGTGCTGACGGCTTTGCGTGTCAAGTCGAGCATGTGGTCAGCCATCGCGGCTTGCATCTTCTCGAATGCCGCCTCCTTGCGCGCGATGTTCGCGACAACGGCGCCGTCGAGTTCGGATGCGATCAGGTAGACATTTACCGGGCGCGACTGGCCGAAGCGCCAAACGCGCCGCGTGGCTTGGTACAGTTGCTCGAACGAGTCGTTCATGCCGACGAATATCATCTTGTTGCATTGCTGTAGATTCATGCCGTAGCCGCAGATACGGATTTTTGAAATCAGGATTGGGCGCTCGCCGCGAAGCCACGACAGGATGCGGGCGGTCTTCTCTTCCGGGTCGAGCGAGCCGTACACCGATATGCAGCGATCACCGAATATCTTTTCGAGCGCGCTTTGCTCGTCGTTCAGGCCGCACCAGATGATCCACTGATCGTCGCCCTTCCAAAACGTATTCGATCGCTCGGGCGAGTCGGTCGGTGTTGTCGCCGAATTTTCCGAGGGCGAGATTGCAGGATGAGCAGAGCAGTCCTCGGACGACTCCGGTCTCGTGGCAGTGATCGATATGGAGGCGGTGACCTCGTTTATCGGCGTCTGGCTTGCCACAGATTGCACACCCGCCCCATTGGGATTCGAGCAGCCGATTGTATTCGGCGGAATCAATTCCAAAGGTGGATTTGATTCGACCGTTGCGCTTTGCCGCTTTGTCCGCGTTCCTTGATTTTGCTTTGAGACGCTCTCGGTGATCACGGTCGGATGCGTATTTCTTCCGGCGCGCGCCATTGATTTTGTCTCGTTGCTCGGGAGTGCGCTTGTTCCAGTTGTCTTTGTGGGTTCGGTAATAGGCCCGCATATACTCGCGGTTTTCGGCGGGCGATCGCCCGGACTTTGCTTCTCTTGCCCGGTAGGCAGGATCAGCGTGTCGGCGTCCCTTCCGGCGATTTGCATATTCTGGCTTCCACATGCGCTGCCAGTTTGACACGAAACTTCTTCGTTATCAATTATCTGTTTCACGGCCACCACGCGCTCGCCGATGCTGTCGCGCCTCACCCCGAGCCGTTCCTGCATCGTCCTCGCCTCGGTCGGAAAGAGCATCCCAGCCATCGGCCTGTATTCAATCGAGACTGTGATTTGCCTGCGGTTGAGTGGTGGCAGGATATAGCCCGGCTCGTCGTAACCCAGATCTGCCGGGGATCGGATCATCACTGACCACGATGCCATCCACTCCCAGAACGGCCTCTCCGCGTGCCCCTTCAATCGCCATTCATCGGCGCCGTGAGCGCGCATAGATCCGTCGTGGACGAAGAACATGGCGAGCATCTCTTTCTCGCTCATGACGCTCAAGAATTCGGCGTGATTGCCAAGTTCTATCCAGTCGTTCGGCGCTGGCGTCGCTGTGCAGCACAGCTTGTATGGAACGTCAATACAAGCCTCGATCAGCATCGCCCGCGTCTTGCTGTCGTGCGCCTTGATGATGCCGCTCTCGTCGAGCACGATCGCCGCGAATTCTGAAACGTCGAAACGCTCGAAGCGATCGTAATTCGTGATCACGATTCGGCTGTCGGCATCCTCTTGGCACGGAGCGTAGGAGACGCCCGGAATGCTGAATTTTGCGGCCTCCGCAACCGTCTGCTGCGCAACGGCGAGAGGCGTGAGGATCAGCACGCGACCATTGGTGTGATTGGCGACCGCATCGGCCCAGGATAGTTGCATGAGCGTTTTGCCGAGTCCCGTTCCTGCGAAGATCGCCGCTCGTCCTCGACGCAACGCCCATGTCGTAATGTCACGCTGAAACGGCTTGAGCGCGGACGGCAACTTGCCGGGTCGGCTGATTCCGACTGTCGGCGCCTCTGCAATCTTGCGCGTGAGAAAGTCTTGGTACTCCGTCACTCGGCCGCTTCCCGCGTGCCGCCGAAATAGACGTGCCGCCCCCAATAGGCGATCAGCGCCGCCTCGGCCCGCCCGTGGTGCTTCTTGAGCGGCCAGAAGATCGCGCCCTGCGGCATGAGCCGGGTGGCTTGGCGCCGCGCGTCCTCCTTGTCCTTCGACACGGCGAGGTCGCGCTTCCACTTCGCGGGACCGACGACGACATGAACGAGGTCGGTCGCCGCGATGATGCCTTTGTAAATCCCGTAGCCGGTGCCGTAGTTGAAGCTCGAACTTCCGCCCTGTCCCGGCATGAACTGAGCGCGTTCGAGGACGACGCGTGTGCCCTCGGGGAAGCGCTTGAACAGCGCGGCGAGGCCGACCGCATCGACTTCGCGCTTTGTGCCCTTGAGGTCGAACACCGGGCAGTCGTGGACGGCGAGGTGTCCGGCATCGTCGAGCACGGCGATGGCGCCGTTCAATCCGACATCCACGCCAACGAGATGGCTCATTTCGAGCGCCTGATGCGATACGAGCAGAGGAATGAGACGCAAAACGTGAGCACGCCGACCGAGAACAGAGCCAGCCCGAGCAGCAGCAGTTGCAGCGTGTCACTCACTCAGCGGCAGCCTTTTTCAGCGCGGCCTCGCCAAGCGGCGTGTCGGCCAACATCCCGAGCGCGCGGCGGTAGATGTCGAGAAGCACCTGCTGCTCGTCAAACTCCGTCTTGTCCTGACGGCGCTCCTTCACGATGAGACGCATGATCTTGGTCGAGAACCCCGAATCCTTCGCCTCCTTGTAAACCTCGTTGATATCGGCGACGGTCGCGCGCTTCTCCTCTTCGAGCCGCTCGATGCGCTGGATGAATGACAGCAACCGCTCGCCCGAGACATCGCCGCTGTTGTGGCCGACCGTCGCATCGTCATCGGACATGGCTGGTCCTTTCAGAGGAAAGCGCCGAGCGCGGCGGCGAGCAGCAACAGCGCCAGCGCAACCGCGATCTCGGCGCGGGAGAAGATCGGAGAGAGGGTGAAGCGGGATAGCGGGAACACTTTAGGCGGCACCCCCATCCAGGAACTTCTCCGGCAACGGAATGCGCTTCTTTCGAGCGAGTGTTGCTACCGTCGCGCGCCAGCGCCACGGGATGCCACGACGCTTCCAATTATGAACGACCTGACGAAACGGGATATCGCAATACTCCGCCACCGGCGCGACCCCTCCAAGGGCTTCGATGAAATCAGCGTGCATCGGGCGAGCGTAACATCATGTGAATTATTCGCGCAAGAGGGGTTGACGGGGAAAACGCGCGGAGTGTAACATTGTGTTTGATGGCGCTCCAGAAGAGGGACGAGAGATGGCCAATAAAAAAGAACGAGCGGTGATGGTAACCACTGCTCATCGCGGGGTGTTTTTCGGCTATACGACGGACACCGATGGCGCGACGATAAAACTTCGCGCTGGGCGATGCTGCGTCTATTGGCCTACAGAGAATCGTGGATTTCTCGGGCTTGCCGCCGATGGTCCGGCGAATGGTGCGCGAGTGAGTCCTGCCGCAGATATCGAATTGCGAGACATCACGTCCGTCAGCGAAGTGACGGAGGCGGCTGCCGCTCGGTGGTTGAACGCCCCATGGAAATGATTCAGGGGACGCTGCCTGACGGCTACGGCTCCGGCTTCGGCTACGGCTCCGGCTACGGCTACGGCTACGGCTCCGGCTACGGCTACGGCGACGGCTACGGCTACGGCGACGGCTCCGGCTACGGCTCCGGCTACGGCGACGGCTCCGGCGACGGCTACGGCGACGGCTACGGCTCCGGCTTCGGCTACGGCTCCGGCGACGGCTACGGCGACGGCTACGGCTCCGGCTTCGGCGACGGCTCCGGCTACGGCGACGGCTCCGGCTACGGCTCCGGCTACGGCGACGGCTCCGGCGACGGCTACGGCGACGGCTACGGCTCCGGCTTCGGCGACGGCTCCGGCGACGGCTACGGCTGGCATCTCTTCATTGATGCCTTCGCCAAAAAGTGGCCCGCCCGCCAAACCGATCGCTTGCGAAAACTGCGCGAAACAAAGGCAACCATCGCCTATTGGCGCTCGGACGAAGAAGGACGCGCTTGCAACGGAGGAACAAGCAGCCCTGTCTATACGGGAACTATCCAGAAGTCATCCGGCCCTCTTAAACTGTGTTCATCGGGAACGCTACACGCGACGCTAAAGCCGGAGAAATGGAAGGGCGAGCGCTGGTGGATTGTCGCGCTTATCGGCGAGGTTGTCAGCGATGGTGACAAGATGGGAGCGCTTGAACGTGAAATATTGGGCGAATGCACATGACTAAATTCACCACGACGCTGCTCCTGACGATCGCCGATGTCGAGCGCGAGATACCGATCACGGTCGAAGGCGATTACCAGCGCGCCGAGTCAGCGTTCACGTATCCGGGCGAGTATGCGCCGACAGATCCGCCGACGTGCGAGGGTTTTGAACTCAACGCCGTGTATATCGAACACGGTCCCTATGGCGAAGGGAAGCCGCGCCCGCAGTTTCACATTCTCTCGCTGTTGAGCGACGAGCAACGCGAAGGCTTGCAGGAACTCGGAATATCGGAGGCTGCGGCGCAGCGGGAGGAGATGGAATACACGCGGTATGAGGCACGCGAAGAAGCGCGCCAGGAATGGGCGGATTTGCGCGAGGACTACGGAAGGGACGACCTGTGACCGTCCGCCCTTCGCTTCCCGCGCGCCTGCTCTGCGTCTCGATACGAGAAGCGACGCCACAGCGCCCAGAACCGCGCAGACCCTACTCGCTCGCGGTCGGACTGGTGGCAGCGTTCGCACTCGCCTTCGCAATGATCGGAATGTTTCTGTGATTGTGCCTCGTGCTGTGCCCGCAGACGAGGGTGGACGCTTAGGAGCGCCACGGCAAGGTTAGCTCGCGCGCCTTGCCCACTAGGGGATTGAAAGGAAGACCATGAGCCAACCGCCGAAGCCGAATCCGGCAATCGCCGCCATCGTCTCGGAGATCGAGAAGCATGAGCGCATCCGAGACGATGCAGCCAAGATGGCTGAGGCGCTTCGGCTGCTCAAACTCAACATCGAGCACGCGGAGTATGCCGCCACGAAGCAGGTATCCGCCGCACCGAAGCGGGCCGCACCGAACAGCGTCAAGAACGCCGTGCTGGAGGCTCTAGGGGTTGGAGGACATTCAATCCGAGAACTGGGAGAAGCGATCAGCGGCGCACAACGATCATCAATCCGCGCCGCGCTCGCGTCATTGCTCAAAGCGGGGAAGGTCACAGAGACGCCGGCCGGCGCGTGGGCGCTCCGCGTCGATGAAGCTAAAGCAGCGGAGTAACGACATGGACATCGCAGAGGCGCAGGCGGTCCTACAGGCCGAAGCCGACAAACTTACCAACGCGCTCCGGCGCAAGGGGTATGTGGACGCTCACTGCGAGATTTGGATCAATCGGAACGGCACAGGCGTGGCGATGATCTACGTGGCTACGTGGCCGATCATGCCCGGCAGCAACCTTTATCTGCCGTCGCTGATCCGCGACGCTCGGGCGCAGATTATGGAGTTGCCGTTTTCGGATGCGATGGCCTATGCGGACGAGTTCAACGGGCCGCTATGGTTGATGAGCGAGCACCCATGAGCGCCAAGAAGGAGATCGCGACCGTCGAGCCGGATGCCGCGCCGTCGACTGCGCCAGTCGTCAGCCAAATCATGGAACTCGCCGCGCGCAAGGACATCAACCCCGAGATGTTCGATCGCCTCGTCGCGTGGCAGGAGCGCGAGGTCGCACGGCAAGCGGAGATCGCCTACAACGCCGCGATGAACGCCGCGCAGGCCGAGATCCAACCCGTCGCGCGCAAGACCGAGAACTCCCAGACGAAAAGCTTCTACGCCAAGCTTGAGGCGATCGACGCCGAGATCAGGCCGATTTACCTGAAACACGGTTTCTCGCTCGAATACGACACCGTGCCACCGATAGCGCCGGGCCAGATCCGAGTCGCGTGCCGGTGCTCGCATCGTGACGGCCACAGCCGCATGTTCTACCGCGAGGCGCCGGTCGACATGCTCGGGCCGAAAGGCAGCGCCGTCAAAACCGCGCTGCATGGCGGCGGCTCGACCGAGACGTATCTCCGGCGCTACCTCACGACGGGCATTTTTAACGTGGTCTTCAAGGCCGACGATGACGGGGTGCTCGGCGGGATGCGCTTCATCACCGCCGAGCAGGTGACTGAACTCGAAGCGCTGATCGCCGAGACGAAGACGGATGTCGATCGCTACTGTCAGGTGATGGGGGTCGCGCGTGTCGAAAACATTGAGGCTGGCGGTCTAGCTGCGGCAAGAAACATGCTACTCGCCAAACGGAAGGCAAAGCCATGACGCCAGAGACCGAAGCCGTCGCTGCCGCGCTCGAAGCCACGGGCGACTATCGCGTGCTGCGGCGTCTGAAGCCGCGCGCACCCGCCGATATCGGCGGCAAGGAACCGAAAACCGGCGTCATCGTCGATGTTGAAACCACCGGGCTCGACCCCGCGCGCGACGAGGTTATCGAGATTGCCATTCTGCCGTTCTTCTTTTCTCCCGATGGCATTGTGGCGCAGATCTTCGAGCCGTGGTCGCGCCTGCGCCAGCCATCTAAGCCGATCCCGCCTGAGATCACCGCGATCACCGGAATCGACGATGCCGCAGTTGCCGGGCGGACTATCGATCCCGAAGAGGTCGCCGGCGTCCTCGCGCCCGCCGTTATCGTGATCGCCCACAATGCCGCCTTCGATCGGCCGTTCGCCGAGAGCATCTGTCCAGTCTTCCGGAAGCGAGCGTGGGCGTGCTCGTCCGAAGAAATCAACTGGGCAGCCGAGGGGTTCGAGGGTAGGAAGCTCGGCTATCTCGCGACCGAGAGCGGCTTCTTCTACGACCGCCACCGCGCCGTCGAGGATTGCGCGGCGGTCATGGAACTGCTGGCACGCCCGCTGCCGAAGGCCAAGGTGCCAGCGCTCGTCAAGTTGCTTGAAGCGGCGCGGCAGTCGACCAGCCGCATCTGGGCGTCTGGCTCGCCGTTCGAGACGAAGGACGTTCTGAAATCGCGCAGCTACCGCTGGAACGACGGTACGGATGGACGACCGAAATCGTGGTTCGTCGAAGTGCCGGAGCCGAAACAAACCGAAGAGGTCGATTGGCTCTACCGAGAGATTTTCAAGCGCAACGTCACGTTAAAAATCGACAGGATCACCGCGTTCACTCGGTACTCTGGTGCGAAGCCATGACGATTGAGCATGCCGTCGAGCAGGGCACACCTGAGTTCTGGCGCGTCCGTTTGGGCATCCCGACCGCCTCCGCGTTCGACAAAATTCTCACGCCGGTCAAGGCCGAACTCTCGAAGTCGTCGCGGCAATACGCGTACCGCCTGATAGCCGAAAAACTCCTCAACATGCCGACGACAGGCGAGGTCGAGACGGACTGGATGAATCGAGGAAAGGAGATGGAGCCGAACGCCGCGAACCAATACAGCTTCGTGGAGGAAGTGGACCTCCGGCCGGCGGGATTCTTTACCACAGACGACGGCCTGATCGGCGCGAGTCCTGATCGCATCGTCAAGGGCCAGCCCGTCGCTGTCGAGATCAAAAGTCCCGCGCCACACACTCACGTCGGCTATTTGCTCGGGGCAAGCACCGATGGGTACAAGTGCCAATCGCAGGGCCAACTCATGGTCACGGAGATGGATCGGGTCGACCTCTTCTCCTACCACCCAATGATGCCGGCGGCGACGATCCGAACGCACCGAGACGAAGTTTACATTTCTAAGTTGAAGGACGCCCTCGACCAGTTCAACGCGCAGCTATTCGAGATGCTTGAGCGCGCGAAGTCGCTCGGCGTCTTTCAGGCTTTCGATTCCGCTCTGACTCCGACCGATGTTGAGCGCTCCGAGGAGCTTAACCGCCAGTTCCGCGAGGACTTCGGATTGAGTTCGTTCGGCGAATCGTCATGACGGACCTCCTGCCGGTCGATCTTCAAGACATACTCGCCGGGGTCGATCGCGAGTTGAAGTTGCGCCGCGCCGTCTATCCGAGATGGGTATCGGACGGGAAAATGTCGCAGTCTCTGGCCGATCGGCAAATCGAGGTGTTCGAGGCGCTGCGGAACTATCTCGCCGAGCAGCGCCGCAAGGAGAAGCCATGACCGACGCCGCAGCGCGGGCGCGCGAGGAGGCACTAGCGATCTACACATACGGAGTCGATCACGCAAACCGGATTGACCTCATTACTGACGCCCTCCTCGCCGCCGAGGCGCGCGGGCGGGCGGAACAGACGCAGCGCGTGGCTGAGTTGGAGCGTGTGCTAGGTGAGGCGCGACAATACATTGTCGCATCGGGCGCAGACTATCAGCACGGCATTTGCAATTTGATCGATGCCGCCCTCGCATCGAAGGAGTCGCCCCGTGGCTGAGATAGATCGCCCAATCCATGAGACCCACTATCCCGTAATCAATCGGGACAAAACTGTGAGTTGGATACCTAACGGCTTTGCTCGTCATGAACCACCGGGAGAACCGTCGATTGGCGAGGGTCTGAAAAGACCCAAACAGAAATGGCCGATCATCGTGCCAATCGGAGGTATTTGACAATGGTTGAGATCGACCGAGCAACCGTCGAGCGCTGCGCTCGTGTGCTTGTACCTGAATGGTACGGAGGGTTTGAGGATCAGCGGATGAAGGAGGAAGGTTCGGCGGAGTGGCTCAATCCTCCCGGCACGCCAAACGACAATGCCCGCCGTATCGCCCGCGCCGTGCTCGCCGCCAGCGGACTGGTCGAGGAACGCGATGACGCTCGTAGCATTGTTACGAAGTTAGAACGCGAACTATATGCCTCCGAGCAGCGCGTCGCGGAGATGGAGGCGGCGTTGCGGAAGATCGGCGAGATTTGCTACGATGAAACTGCGGCTCAAATGGCCCGAGACGTTCTCGCCTCGGCCCCTGCGCCGGCTCCCGAGCGCGACGGGTGGCGGCCGATCGACAGCGCGCCGCGCGATGGCACTTCCATCATCCTAGCGCTCGGTAATGTACCTATTAGTTCTGAGCTTAGTTTGACTACGCAAATGCTCGTCGGCTGTTATCGGGATGATGGACTGGACTGGCGCTTTGCCGCGCCCGTCGGATACGGCGGAATACCGGACGAATGGATCGTCGGATGGCAGCCCCTTCCCGCCCCGCCGCGCGAGACGCCGACATGACGCTGCAAGAAAGGCTGCGCGAGCGCTTCGTTTTTCCTGAGGTCATGGCGTCGAGGATGCGCGAAGCCGCCGACGAGATTGACCGGCTGCGCCGCGAGCGGGACGCGCTGAAAGCCGATCTGGCACGAGCTGCAATGACGCTGCACGAGATCGCGATGGGCGCGACAGGGTATCTGGATCGAGACTCTGACCTTGCGGAGATTGCCAGCACGGCGCTCGCCGCCCTATCCGCCGGGACCGCCGCGCGCGCGGAGAAGGCGCCATGAAGGTCATAGACATAGACCGATCGGAACATGGTCCGCAAAGGCGCAAAGACGCACGCGGTCGGCATCTTCATAGCTGCTGCGTTTGCGGGCATCTAAGTCATTGGACGGAGAGTTGGTCCTGGTACGGAAGTTTCAAAGATTTGGTCGATTCAGAGGCGCTGGCTAAGTTCTGCTCGCCATCATGCGCAGATACAGCCGGCGCCGATTGCGACCTCATAACGAACGAGATGCGGGAACGTGCCAGAAATGCCGAATGGCGCGAGCCTAAGTTGGCATATCGAGAGGCTACAGATAGAGAAAAGTACCGAAACGCAAAGGCAGACCAAAAACGCCGTGCATTGCGCGCGGAGAAGGCGCCGCAGGGATAGCGGCTAGATCCTGCCCGAGTGGCTTACGGTGCTACAAACCGCCGCGCGTTAGAGCGACGACAACGACGATGATGAGGATGATTCCGATGAGGCCAATACCACCGCCACCGTAGGGACCGCCCCATCCGGACGTATGAGCATAGAAACCGCCCCCGCCGAAGATGAGGAGCAAGATCAGGACGAGGACGAGCAAGGACATAATCGCTCTCCTATCCGCTGACGATCGGGCCGAACGTTTTCCAGCCCAATAGAACCATGATGACGACGAATAGCAGGAGGCGTCCGGCGTGATATGGCATGGATTCCGGCGCCCAAGGCTGGCTTGCACGCCAATCCATGAATATCCAGGCCAGCATGAGAATCCAGAAAAGTATATGAATCGGCATTGTCCGTCTCCTTCGCCTCCCAATGGGTGAACGCCGCAACCGTCAGTTTAATTACCTGTGCCCTTTTATATTCGTCACGTCATTGCGCAGGTTGTTGATCTCGATCGTCGTCTTCAAGCCCTCGGTTCTCTGAGACTGCTCGAACGCCTTCTGCTCTCCCTGAACGTCCTGAATCCACTGGGTATTTGCCTTGGTCCGCATGTCCATCGAGGCGGCGTCCGCCTTAGTCCTGGCATCAAGCGCGGCGATGTCGCTGGCGTTCTTCTCGCTGGCCTTCTCGGTGGCGGTGGTCGAGATGACGTGCAGTTCGAACTTATGGTCGAAGTAGTAAAAGATGCTCGCGGCGGTGCTGAGTGCCAGCACGCCCCAGACGTGGATGGCTCTTGCCACCTTGTCGCGGCGTTCCAGCTCGGCGCGCAGTCTGGCGGTTTCGGCCCGGCGGTCGCTCTCGTTGAGCGTGGCCTCATAAAGAAGGTCATGCTTCGTGTGGTCGGGATGGGGCTTTGCTTCATCGGTCACGGCGGCCTGATTATAGCCGGCTTCTTCCTGGGCTTCGGCTTGGGCAAAAGGGATGTCGGGACTTGGTTGCACTCGGCCGAGAGGACGTTGGCGGCGTGGGGCTTTCCAGTCTCGGGCTCGACGAGGTCGGTGTGTTCGAGCGCCGCAGCCTTGGCGGTTTCGCACTCGGCGAGGGTCATCCGACGAGAGGGGCTGACGGTTCCGCCGACCGTGTAGGTCTGAAGCATGGTGTTGGCGGCGGGTCCGGCCGGCGGTGTTGTCGAGGTCATGGTCTGCGAGACGCTGACTTGCGGGGCGGCACCGGGCGCTGCGGTCGAGATCGTCGCCGTGGTATCGGGCGGCAGGGCGACGGTCGGCGCCACGGCGGGACAGGCGACGGGCGCGCATCCCGCAAGCAGCAGAAGGATGAGGGTGTGTCTCATTTCTCGTAGAACAATCGGTAGGGCATCTCGAACTCCTGCGGCAGGTTGGCCGAGAGTTTGCGCGCGTGCTTGACGGGTATCTTGTCGGCGGCGATGTAGCCGTAGATGGTGGCTTCGTCGAGGCCGAGAAGCTTCGCCATTTGCCGGACGCCGCCGAAGGCAGAAGCCAGTTCGGCCACGGTGTCGATCGGCTTGCTCACTCCGTCTTCCCCGTCATGTTGAGCCGCGTCCGCAGCGCGTCCAGCTCGGCCTCGGTCTTGCCATGCTGATGAAGCTCGACCATCAAGCCAACCCCCACGGCGATCAGCATCACCAAGGTGACGGCAAACGTCCACAGCGGCACGCACGCGCTCATCGGGCGGTGCGACTAACCGTTGTCTTGCTCTTCGGGACCCACGCTAACAGTCACCACATTGCCCGGATTTGAGCCGTGATAATACGGGATACTCTTGACGAACGGTCCCTTGTGCCCGCGCCCCGAGATCGTCTCGGTAGTCGGCTCGTTGTCGCCATACTTGGTCGTGACTGGAACCTTATAGTTTCCGTTCACGCTAACGTTGATCGAGATAGTCATTTCAGTTCTCCTTTGTCGTTTGGTTAGATCATCGGGCGGTCCTGTCGATCGCCTTGCGGAGCGCCGCATCCTTGACGCCCTTCACCAGCAAATCAGGCTGTTGCACCGGCTTCCCGCTCATCGGCCCCGGTCCCGCGCGCTTGTCTTCGGCCTGTCCGCGCTGCTGCCGGAAGCGCTCAATCCGGCAGGGGCAGCTGTAGTGCGCCGACACCGGCCCGCCGCAATGGGGACAGGTGCCCAGCGTCGCCGCCTTGTGATCCCGCGCACAGTCTTCCCGGCTCGGCCAGGTGAGGCCCACCGGCACGGCATGGCACCAGGGGCAGCGCATCATGCCGGCTTGTCGCCGCCTGCCGCCGCCTCGAACGCCGCCTTGCCCGCACGGTAGTTCGCCGCAGCATCAGCCCACTGTTGCAGCGCCACGTCAGCGCCGGGCGCGCCTGATGCATATTGCTGAATGAGGAAGATGCCCTCTTGGATGCCGGCGGCGGCGAGGGAGACGAGGATTGGGTTCATGACAAACTCCTGTATACTGGAAAGGCTGCGGCGGCGTGGATGGACACGCTCCCAAGTTCCGAGGTCGAGGGGGTTACTGTCGGGTCACTGGTTCGCATGACGGCAGCGCACGGGGTAAGCTCTGAGGTTGCATCGACGCGTCGGCGAAAGAGTCCGGTCATACTGTCTCGGCGAGCCCGTGGAGGGGATGGGGCTGCGCTCGGATGCTGAAGGCCCCCAATAGCCGGTATCAAGCCCGGCCCGCAGTTCATGGCTTCACCTGCATCTGGAGGTCAACGAGAGCGGCAAGACCCGTCGCAAAAGCCCGTGCAGCCGCCGCGGCATCGGAGGGAGGGGTCGGCGACAAGCACACCGGATCGGTCAGCGTCTCGGCATCGTGGACCTCGGCAACCTGCTGGGCCGAGAGCTTGCCCTGCGCGCGGGCGGAGGCCAGCACGGTGAGCGCATTCCCCGCCGCGTTGCAGAGCGAGATCGCGCCTTGGCTGACCGCGGGCGCGACGGCTGTGTTGAGGCTAGAGCACCCGACAAGGCCACCGAGCGCAACAAGGCTTCCAGCCATTACGGCAACGGCAACTGTGCTGACAAAGAATTTTCGCGTCATGGCTTCTGTCCTTCTACGGCCGGCGGTGGCGCGATGCTTGCTGCGATCCTGACCGAACCCGCTTGCGTCGGTACAAGTTGCCCCGGCAAATGCTCCGATGGCTGCAACACCCCCGTGCTCTTCCCGAGGTCCGGCGAAGTCGTCGCCAAATACTGCGCGACCGCTGCCGGCACCTGCGCCGCTGGCGTCCCCTGCGCGACGGCAAGGGCGTGGCCCCTGTTGAGCGCTGAGGTCAATGCAGCAGCATCCGCAGCAGCCTGTGCGGTCGCTGCCATCCCCTTGAGTTCAATGACGGCCCATGTGCCAAGCGCAGGGATCGTCAAAACCAGGAATGGATAGATCACAGATTGAAGTACATCTTGCCAAGTCATACCGTGCCGACCTCCTCGGGTGCCCAGCGCGCGGCCTCGGTGATGATGACCAATCGGTTCAGCCAGCCATTCAAAAACCTCGCCGCGTTCTGGTCGGTCGCATAGGCCGCTGCGCGTTGGAACATAAATTTGAAGAACGTTCGATCTACCGGATTTGGAAACGCCGCCAGCGTGCGAGGGCCGATCTTGCCGTCGACAGTGACCCCGAGGACGTGCTGCAATCGGCGCGCTGCGGCGTCTGCGCCGGAATTTATGGCATCGTCGTAAACCGCCAGAGACATCGGCCACGGCATCTGCGCGCACCGGCAGGCGTCCCAATAGGTGCGGCGGATAGCTTGTGCATCGGCGAACGTGAAAGCCTGCCAAGCCGCATCGCTGATCTCGGGATGCTTGTTGTGTGCGATTCCGAATTTCGTCGCGCCTCCAGGGTCAGCCGAATCATTGGAAAATCCGCCTTCGACTTGGACGATCACAGCATCGGCGGAGGGGAAGAGGTCAGTCATCTCAGCACGCCGGGGCAGCGGGCGCCGTGCCCGCGTTGCAGACGGCGTTCGTCGCGTACGATGTAATCCCGCCGACATTAGCCGTCGCGTTGCCCGTCAGGATGTTGCTGGGATCAATGACCAACGCAGTCGCCGAGAACGGCACGCCGAGCCAGGGGAAGCCTTGTGCCCCGTATGGATTGCCGTTCGAGATATTCCCGGTCAGCGTGACGTTGCCGTTGGCCGCGCCGAGGCTGATGCCGCCCTTCTGGACAGACGATGCCCAGATCCCGTTGCCTAGCGTGACGTTGCCAGAGATCGTCACATTATTAGTCGTGGCGAAACCAATGCCGGCCTGCCCGCTGCCAGTCACATAATTACCGGAAACAACCAGGGTCGTAGTCGTATTGAGATCGATGGCATTTCCGCTTGCTCCGTCGACGATGTTGTTCGTGACTGTCATTTCGGTGTTCAGGGTCGAATAGACGCAAGCCGCGTAAGGTCCGGTTAGTATTATCGCCAGTTGGTTGTTCGCCAGCTCGCAGCGGTTCCCACTGGCGAGAAAATTTGTTTGACCGCCTGCCGAAATCGCATCGAGGCCGATGTCTGAGAAGTAATTTCCCGTCGCAAAATTTCCGAAGCTGTTCGCCGTGACGCCGCAACAAAACGCAACAGCCTGCTGACGATCGGTCGCGATAATCGTCGTCTTCCAATGGTTCCCAATGTCGCGGAAGGTGCTGTTGCGCACGCCGCTGTTCGTGATGCTTGTCGATAGCAGATAGCCGATGCCGCGCGTGTGCTGGACGGTGACGTTATCGAGCACGAAATGCGAAGCGTTGAACGCCTGAACGACGTTTCCGGTGTTTGGGAAGTCCTGACCGCCGCCATCGATCACGAGGCCATAGACGCCGCCATCCGCGCTATTGGAGAAGTTGAGCAGCAGGGGTTGCGTAACGTTCCCTGCGGTCGGCTTAATCGTCGCCGAGCCGGGATAAGCCCAGAACGTGACGCCGGACGGGATGGTGACCCAATGCGACAGCATGCACGGCGTCGCCGATGGCGGGAAGTAGATGGCCTTGACGTTGCCGCTGGCCGCCGCAGTCGCCGCCGCGTTGATCGCCGCGAAGTCGTCCGTCACGCCGTCGCACTTGGCGCCAGCCGCGATGACATCGAGCACGCGGGACGGCGCCGGCACGTAGCCGAGATAGTCCTGCTTCGACGCGAACTCGGTTTTCCACTGATCCGGCGTCCACACGACGTTTGGGCCGATCGCTGGAAGGCCCGGTGCCGTCGGGGACTGCGCCGCCGCCGCACCGACACACGCCAGCATAAACACCGGCACCAGCGTCCACCCGCGCCATGCCCTCTCGAGCGACGGCTCCAACGCCGCCAGCGCCAGGCGCAGCCGATCGAGGCTCGCGGCGAGGCGGTCGAGCTTGGCGGGAATGGAGATCACTTAAAAATACTCCGTGATGACCATGTAGCCGGGGCCGCCCGCGCCGCCCGTCCCGGCAACGTTGCCGTTCGCGTTGGAGCCGCCTCCCCCGCCGCCCGAACCGCGCCCGCCCGAGCCGCCATTGCCCGCCGTTCCGCTGACTGCGCTCGCACCGCCCGCGCCAGCGGAGCCGGAGGCCGAGATGGCCGGCGTCACCCCATTGCTGCCGTCACGCGCTCCAGCAGCGATGCCGCCAGCAGGGTTAGCAGGGCTCGACGCACTCAACCCCCCGGTTCCACCATTGGCCACGCCGTTGCCGGCAGTCAGTCCGGCTCCCGAGCCACCGCCGACGCCGCCGCAGATGCCGTTCCCGCCATTTGCCGCCGCCCCGCTCGCAAGGCCGCCAGCGCCGCCGGCACCGCCCCACGGGAATGCTGCGCTGCTACCGCCAACCGCTCCCGTCCCGCCGTTGCCTGCCCCGGTCGGTGCCGTGCCGCCCGTGGCACCAGAGGCGTTCGTCCCTGGTGCTGTCGGCGAGGCGCCGGAACCTCCGCCCGAGGTCGTCGCTGTAAGCTGACCGCCGGAGCCGAGACCGCCGCCGTAGGCGAAGGCCAAGGTGCCGAACGAGGTCACGCCGCCGGCCACGCCGTTGCCGCCAGCTTGGGTGTCGCCGGACGCAGGCAAGCCGCCCGTGCCGCCTGCGCCAACGGTGATGGTGATCGGGAACGTCATCGCCGATACTGGGGCCGTGAATGTCCAGCACGCGCCGCCTCCACCCCCGCCGCCGCCCGAGGTCGCCGTGAGACTGAGTTCGCGTGAGCCACCTCCCCCGCCGCCGCCTCCGCCGAGCATGAAGACCGAGATCGAGCGCACGCCAGCGCTTGGCGTGTAGGAGTACGCGGTACCAGGGATGATGATGTTGGTAGAGCTTCCCGGCGTTGTCAGTGGCTGCTGTGCAAGCGCCGATGAAGCCGCGCAAAGCGCTAA